ATACTCTATACCTTCAAGTCTAGTAATAAAGCAATTAGTGTATGTAAATTTCACAATATCTTTGTTATATTCATTTCTTGCTATAATATTTAAATCTGTCATATATTGGTGATAATTTGGTAATGATATTATACTTGAGTAGTCATTACCATTATATACACTTTTCTTCTCATCATTCAATAACTGCAGCCACTTCCATAATACAAAATAATTATTAAATCCATTATCCACACTAAATCCTACATTTATATTAGGATATGTAGGTCTTGAATATGTCGTTAAGCTAATAGCTTGACCACCGAATCTGACATCAGTATGTGGTACGTATGACGCTGGTACTACCGCGCCATATACTGAAAATTGTAGACTATTTAAATTTACCGAATCATCTGATCTATCTGATACATCGATTGTATTTTGTTTTAATAGAATAGGTGGTAAATTTAGAATCATTCTAAATTTATCTAGACTAGATTTATTGAGTATTGATTGTACTTGAGTAGCTATATCACTCATTGTTGAAGAGGTTCCCATCCCTGCATTGATAAATCGTCATAAACGCTATTATTACTAGAACCTATTAATGTAGGCATGAAATCATAACGACTATAATCATTATTAGTATTTCTATTATAATTACGACGAGGTATTACAATATCACTTGACCTTATATATGTATCAAAGTTAGGTATTAGTTTTGTTGGTTTTCCTTGAGCGTCTAATTCAACTATTTCAAAATAATCTTTCGTAACATGTGGTTCTAGTATCATTAAAGCCCACATAATAGATATTACCCTATCATCTAATTCATCATCATTAGCTCCCCATGTTCCATTAGCTCTACGTTTAAAATTCTCATACTCATTAATCGTGTTAATGTTATTAATTTGAACAAACCTCTTTTCACTGATATAGTATCTCATATTCATTACCGCATGATATTTAGAGTTGGTATGTGACATTATACCTTTACGTTCTGCAAATCTCTGACTGGCATCACCCGCATTAGGTATGTATGTTACTATGTTAGGATATTGATATCTATCCCATAATACATCAATTACTTGACCACCGTGATTATTTCGTTCTATACAAAGAGGTGGTGATCCCCACTTACGTGCAATTTCAAGAACCTTAAAAGCAAAATGTTTAGGTTCTATTTGATTTGTCCAGTAAGATGCTACCTGTCTGATGTTTTTTATATCGGTAATATCTAAAACATCTGCGGTTGATGCGTTTTTACCTATACCTTCAGCCACATCAACACCTATTGAATATATATGACCACTAACTGGAGGTTCCCAGATATCAAGATGATCTTTTGGTGATTCAATTACTTGTACCGGATCTTTAACACTATCTTTTAGTAGTTTAAATAATTCTTCACTAAATGCAGATTCACCCGAATCATCATCAAAATAGTTTTCATATTCTTGTCTAAACGATTTTAATGATCCCATGGTTCTCATGGTCAATTCCTTCCATTTTTCATCTCTGCCTGGTACTTCATCCCAATTCACTTTTTCTGGATGCCAACCATTTAACCCCTTAACTGCATCATCGTATAAACGATAGAATTTATTATTTTTACCATTCGGTGTACTAATAGCAAACATCTTTGCTTTCTTAGATGATGAAATAGTAGGATATACAGATTCAAAGAATGCATCTAGGTCATCAATGTGAGCCATTTCATCAACGCATAAACAATTTGAAATTAAAATTTCCTGATTTCCTGCATAAAAACGATGACCACCACTAACTGATAATAAATCATATGTTTTCTGATGTGTGGTAGGCTTAATACTGACTACTCGTACAGTACCGCCTCTTGATATTATCTGTTTGTTTAATAATGTTATAGCAGATTCTTTATTATTATTACTCGTAAAAATTTTATGATCATCAGTACATATAAAACTACTACCGTTATCAAATATTAATTCAATAACATTCTCAGACTCATTCTCAGATATACCCATGAAATCTTGGTAACCATCTGGGGTTAATACTTCCCAATCCGTAATATTTTTAATTATCTGAGACATATAAATGTGTTACATCTTTACCGTTTGTATTATATATTAGGAACTTATACTTATATCCTAATTTAACACATGCATCTTTTTTTAATATATTAATTTCTTTGTTATTATTGAATGTATATTCTGATTTTACTTCAACTATCATATTTTGAGATTTAATATAAAAATCCGGATAATATGGATGAGTATTACCATCTATAGTGTATAATATTTTATTAGTAAATTCTTCAATATTTTTAGGTCCTATAACTATATCATTTTCATTATAAATACTTAATAAATAATCTAATCCCCAATTTTCATAACCACGAACATTAACTATTTTACCGCTAGGTAAAATATATTCTTTTGAATAAGATCGTGAAACATGGGATTTATCACTACATTCTCTCGAGCAATGTTTAAAATAACCTAATTTATGACAATGAAATCTAAGATCATTGCCGCACACCTCACACTTAGGTATATCTTTAATATTGTTAACAAGATGATATATTAACTGATCACCTTTAGGTATAGAAACACCTAGTATTTTTTCAATATATTGATGTATTGATATATTTTGATCTACTATTTTAGTAATAGTTTTATCTGTTAAATAATTACCATTAGTAATATTATCAGTTATAAATCTTATACATTCATTATCTGTAAAATTGTTATATGTGTAATATATATCAGCAGATGAATATGGATAATATTTGTATGGTGGGTAATGTTGAGATCCATACGAGTATGGAACTAATGGTTTACCTGTATGTATACATTTACATTGATCGTGTATATTATTATTAATATACCACACACGCTCTGCTAATGTTGCAGTATTTGATAAAAACTCTGTATTATTAATAATGAAATTATACAGATTTATATTTTCATTAATTATCCTAAAGAATGGTAATTTATAATCATATGAATCTATAGTTTTAATAAAATTACGACACATTTCTTCAAATGTATCACCTTTAGGGTATGGTGTATTATATGATAAATTGTAACTATAACCTATATCAAGTGAATGAAATTTCAACGGTTTACCACTGAAAATACTATATTTAACCGTAAAATCATTATGAATGATATGCCAGATTCTTTGACTTATAGTTAAATGACCTCCACGCGTATGTTTCGGTTTATATATTTCATCTAAAAACGCCGTTTTTGTATATACAAATGTCCTGCATGGTTCGTTTTGCGCTATAGTAGTTGCAGATTTAAATCCAGACGTATTAAACGCATCAGTTAATCGTTTAATGTAATATTCATCATCTGTAATATTTGCAAGAGGCATGTGTTTTACTTATATTGTGACTGCATTAAGTCACTTATAGGTATTCGTTTAATTTCACCTGTTTTTTTATTTCTTACAGTAATTAATTCAGACTTACCTATACATGATATAGACTTACCGCGACCGCTGTCCGTACTGGTTGTACTAGCTTCTATGATTGAACCGTTTTCTAGTTCTATTGATGTTTTACCGTAGCCTTTTACGCCGGGTTTTAAATAGTTGGGTAATAGTTCAAATGCAAATCTAATACGTGCATGTAATTCTTTAGCGGTCTCTTCTTTATTAGCTAATATTAATATTCTTTGATCAGGGAAGAAGCACGCCATCCATAAAATGAAAATAGTAAGACAAGTACTTTTACCGATCTGTCTGCTTGCAGTACACACCACAAATCGATGATCCCTCATCGCTCTTAATAATCGTTTTTGGAATTTGTGTAATATAATTTTTTGTCTACCTTCATCTATATTAATAATATAAAAGTGATTTTCTGCAAAATGTAATAGATTCTTTTTACATAATTCTAACTCCGCTAACATTTCTGGAGTCCACTCAAATGGTGTATTTGGTGTGGGTAAATTCTGATTACCCAAATAATATTTAACTGTATTTTTTTTAGCCATTTATGGAATCTCCTATTATCCGATTAGCATTATATTCTGCAGCTGTGTTATAACCTAAATCAACAGCTCTGGTATTTTGAATTTTACTGCCCGCAGCTACCTTTAATGATTTCTTAGAATCTGGTACTAAATGTTGAATTTTTAATAACTCAGTATCTACATTAGTATTATGAGTCATAGTATCTAATGTAGTATCTTTATTGTCTAATGTAACAACAATAGGGTCTGTATTAGTATGAATGTGAGATAAAAAACTCTTAATTAAATCTACATACGGTTTTATCCTACTTGAATCATTCCAAAACGCTATAACGCTATTATTATCTGTTGTGATGTTTAACCTACCCGTAATATCAAAAAATAATCTTGGATTGCCATTTTCACCCCAATCATTAATATCTCTTCTGCTCGCATTGTATTTAAACTGATCCCTATATGTTTCAGCTTGCGATACTAATAATTTGAATTGATTTCTTGTAGGTTTAGGAAATGCTTGAAGTCTAAAATCTGGAGTATTTGTTAATACTTTCTGTAATATATTAATATGAGTATCACCTACACCAATCATATAATATACTATACCATCCTTGATAGCAAATACAGCATGAGTACCTGGTACTTTTGAATATATATCATCTGGCGATTTTACACTATATTTTCGGTCGTCAATTTTTATGACAGCTTCTTTAACTAATCTATACCCATTATCAGTTTTAATTATTTTTATACCTGTAGTACCTAGATAACCAGTATCATGTGTTAATCCATACTTACTCTTTAGCTTCTCACCGGTATTGAAATTAACAAAACCCGTACCTGTTTTAGCTTTACGTAGACGTTCTAATTCAACTATTTGATCGGGGTGAGCTTTATGTATATCGGCTATTATATTTTGATGTTTTCTATCTAGATTCAAACCAACACCATCCCTACGATGACGCATACCGCGTTTTTTAGTATGTACATCTTTAAATAAATCAAACTCACTTTCGATTATATACCGAAGCTCCATATTGTATATTTACAAACAAAAAAGCGGTTGTAAATATACAACCGCTTTAATTATAAGTTAATCTTTATTGATTAAGAGCTAAACGCGCAAGCATTTCCACCCTTGACGGCGGAACTTGTACCGTTCACTTTAACATTTTTATTACCTGCTAACTTTTCTACTGAACCAATCTTTGATGGTGTACCATCACCGGTAGTAATATTTGTATTAACCTTCTTTTTTGATGGTGTAACATTACCTACAGTGTTTTTCCTACCTTGTAATGATTTACCCGCAGAATATGCTAAACATTTAGCTGCTACAGCTTCTTCAACTGTATCACCTACATCAGCATCAATATCTTCAACTGTATCATCTACACCCTCTTCATCATCGGTAATACCGTATATTGTCTTAAGTTTAGATGTTAATTCACATATCTGTCTTACAATATCTTTAGGTGATTCATCAGTGGGTGGTGTATCTACACCTTCATCTTCACCCATTTCACTTACCTCACCACCGGATATTACGGTATTATCAAGCGCCGGCGCTTCTGGGGTTTCTAATGTGTCTGCATCTTCAACAATTTGTTGAAAAACTCTATCGAATGTTGATGTACTCATTTTTTTATGTTTTGATTCTGTAATTGATTTACTTTGTGAAATTGCTTTTTCTCCGTCTTCAGGTTTACCGTCTTCGGTTTTACCTTCTTTAGGTGTAGTTAAACCTTTCTTAGCTTTTTCATCACCACCCTTAGTTAATTTGGGTGTACCTATATCACCTACCTTACCTACTGTTTGTTTATATACACTTTCTGTAATAACATTAGATTTACCATCTAATATTTGCTTTTGATATATTGAACCTAGTTCAGTGAAACTTTTTACTGTTGACATAATATTAATAAGGATCCGATATATGTATTTAGGCTAAACTAAGTATAAATAAATGGACCTTGTTGCAAATTCTGCATTTA